CAACTATTTACATTAGTCATTCCTGATGTTCCACTTTCAATTTTATGACTGATTAGATTTTCCAGACTATAAATTTTATATAATATCTATATCAATTTTTTGGAGGGATATTATGAATTTAGTAGTATTAGAAAATTTTAAAAAGGAAAATGTAGAAATTTACTTAGAATATCTTAACAGTTGCAAAAGTAGCAACTGGGAGACATGGGAAACAACTTATAAAACATATTGTAATAATTTTAAGTTGTTTTTGGTATGGTTTCAAAAAGCTTATAAAAATAGACTACTTCTTAGTAAGGATACACTGATAGAAATGCCAACAATAATAGAAAGTTACAGAAATTATTGTAGAAACTTAGGTAATTCTAAAAGGACTTTGATGAACAAAACTACGGCAATATCTACTTTTTATGCTTGGTGTGTTAGAAGAAATAAAATCAAATATCATCCATTTTCAGAGAAATTAGATAGGTTAAGATTTACAGAAAAAGATAAAATTAGAAAAAGTTATTTTTTAACAACAGAACAAATATTAACAGTTAGGCTTTATATGCAGGTAGAAAACAAAAAATATGATTTACAAGATAGAATTCTATGGGAACTATTTCTTGATAGTGCCTGTAGGATATCAGCCATTCATAGCTTAAAATTAAGTCAATTAGACTTAGAAAATGGATATTTCAAAGATGTTAAAGAAAAGGAGGGATATGTAGTAAATGCCTTCTTCTTTAATAAATGTAAGGAATTACTTAAAGAATGGTTGAAAGAGAGAGAAGAAAAAGAAATAGAATCTGAATACTTATTTATAGCAAAATACAAAGGAAAATATGCTCAAATGACACAAGGAGCTATTCGTGGAAGAATAAAGAAGCTAGGAAAAATTTTAGGAATAGAGGATCTATATCCTCACACTCTTAGAAAAACTAGCATTAACTTAATAAATAATTTGGCTGGACTAGGATTAGCTTCAAGTTATGCTAATCATTCTAGCAGTGGTGTCACAAGTAAACACTATATTCAAAAAGTAAGTGCTACTGAAATAAGAAATACTCTTATTGTAGCAAGGAAAAAATTAGGTATTTTTTAATAAAAAAAGTATATAGATTTTTAAATTTATAAAGAAATTTAGAATAAATTTTGTAACTTTGAACTTATTTTTATATATTTTCTTAAATATAAAATCTAAGAATTTTATATAAAAAACTCTTAAAAGTACATTTTTAATTATAAAAATCTGAATAAATTTAAAAATCTATACAAAATGAAAGGAGAAAAAATATGTTCTATATATACACAAAAACTAAGAGGGCAGAGGTAAAGTTTTCAGTTAATCTAACTGCAGAAGAAGTTAGAGACTATATGAATAATAATTTATTTTTAGATTATCCTGACCTTAATAAAGATGACTATATTATAGTTGAAAGTAATGAAGCTTTTAAAAATCCAACTTATGATCCTTCAACTAATATGATAAGAGAAATGTCAAGAGAAGAACTAATTGAAGAAGGAATAGAAGTTCAATTAGAACCAGGAGAAGTTGTAAGAGACAAAAAAATTGTGAAAATCCCTAAACCAAATAAAAATGAAAAGTATTTAACTTGGAATAGAGATTCTGCTGTATGGGAATACGATTCAAAAAGAGAAAAAGATGACTATTTTAATTTAGTAGATCAGTTAAAAAATGAAGCATTAGAATATGGCTTTGACTACAAAGAACATAGACAAAAATTAAGAATAAAAGATTTAATATATATGGAAATATCAATTAAATCATTAGAAATAGGAAAAAAGAAAACTAAAAAAGACTTAAAATCTACTTGGTATTTTCAAGATGGATTTGGAATGCCAATGTCAATAGAAGATTTAGAGGATATGATGTTCTCTGGAACAATGTTTATACAGTCAATTTTTAATGCTGAAAGCTTTTTCAAAAAAGAGATTGAAGCTAAAGAATTAACAATAACAGAATTTAAAAATAAAGTAAATGAATTACATAAATTAGTTATGAAAGCAGTAGGAGGCAAAGAATGAAAGTAGCACTAATTATTGGACATAATAAAAGATCTGAAGGAGCTTATTCACAAATAGTTGGTAGTGAATATGGTTATTGGAAAAGAGTAGCTGAAAAAATAAAAACAGTTATACCTGATTTAGTTGATGTATATGAAAGAGAACCTAATCAATATTACACAAGAGAAATGTATAAAGTTTTAGAACAATTAAATGCTAATGATTATAAGTTATGCATTGAACTTCATTTTAATGCTGTTGAAAATAAAATGGCGAATGGCTGTGAGTGCTTAGTTTACTATAAGAACAATAAAGCTAAAGAGTTAGCAATTAATTTTATGGCAAGATTACAAAATGTATTTGGAAGCAAAATAAGAGGTAATCATGGAATAATAGAAGTTAAGGATAGCAATGTTAGAGGAGGCTATGGAATATGTAAAAGTAAAGATACTTACATACTTGTAGAACCTTTTTTCGGAACAAATAATGATGAAGCATTAAAGTTTTCTATAGAAAGTGATGTTGTAAATGTTTTTGTGAATTTTATTAAAGAAATCTAGGAGGATAATATGGCAATATTAGATAAAACTTTAGAAATAGTAAATAAATTTGTCCCTGACAAAAATGCACAAGCAGAACTTGAAAAAGAATTAAGAAGATTAGATATTGAAGATGCTAAAACTAAGCAAAAACTTTTTGAAAAGATAATACCTATAACTTTTCCATTATGTGTTTGGATTGGATGTGCTTGGTGTGCTTGGGGGCTTATATTATCAATTTTGGCTTTTATTTTAGAAAGAAGATATATATTCTTTGAAGTAAATGTTCCTACATTTTTAATAATGTGTTGTGGAATGTTTGGTGCAGGATTATGGGGTAAAAAGAATATAGGTGAATATTTTAAAGGAAAAAATAATAAAGGGGATGAAGAATGAAACAAATAATTTTTCTATTATTAATGTCATTTTTTATTAAAGGTTGTGCTAATAGTGATCCTGGAACAACTGTAGTTGATATCCCTCTTAAAGTAGAAAATATATCTAAGGAACAATTAGAAGAAACAGTAAAAGATAAAACAGTAACAGTTGAAAAAGTGGGAAAAAAGAAATTTATAAGAAAAAAAGTTATAGAAGCACAATACACAGAATATATTTTTAAATAGGGGGAAGAGACATGACAGTAGAATTTTTAGAAATTATTGCAAAAATCTGTGCATATGCGATAGCTTTTTTTATCTGGCTAATTGGAGGATGGGATACTCTCTCGCAAGTATTATTTGGATTAATGTTTTTAGATTTTTTAAGTGGAATGTTTGTTGGCTACAAAACACAAAATCTTAATTCTAAAAGAGCTTTTAAAGGTTTAAGAAAAAAGCTCTTAATCTTAGTTATATTGTGTGGTGCTTCTTTGATGCATAAATTAGTTCCAGAACTAGCTTTTAGAACTTTAGTAGGATTATTTTATTGTGCTAATGAATTAATAAGTATAGCAGAAAATGGAGCAAGAGCAGGATTACCTATTCCACAAAAATTAAAAGCAGCTCTTGAGCAGTGTAAAGGAGATAAGTGTAATACAGATTCTTTAAAAGATAAAGAAAAAAATATAAAACCTGAAGATATAAAGCAAGAAGATTTTGATAATGAAATTAAATGAACTTAAAGGGTAGGACTTTCCTACTCCTTTTTTTATAAAAAAATACTTTAAAGGTTCAAAAAAATATCTTGACTTTTTTGAACCTTTAAAGTATAATAGATACATAAGGAGGTGAGAAGATGTCCACTTTAAAGGAGATATTGGAGATAATCTTTTATATCTTATCCATCATTGTTCTTATTAGGCAATTGAGAAAATAAGATATAACAAGAGAAAGGAGGTTTGAGAGTAATCTCACTCCTCCACTCTCCCCTATCTTCCTTTAAAAATAAAAGAAAAAGGAGGGATAAAATGGAAGTATTAAGAGCTATAAATGACATATTACAACCAATAACATTAATACTAGTTATAATTGTATTAATAAAACTAAATAAAAAGAAATAAGCCCTCTTAGTTAAACTAAGAAGGCTCAAAAATGTCCACTTTAAATTTGTAATTAATTATAACATTTATAATAATTAAAATCAAGGGAGAAATTATGAAAGATAAAAAAAAGATAGGAAGACCTCCAGCAAAAGATCCAATCAACCATAGCATAAAAATAGGATTGAATGAAGAATTATATGATAAAGTTATTGAGTATAGTAATAAAAATAGAAAATCAATAGCTGAAACAGTGAGAGAAGCATTAAAAATATTGTTAAAAAAATAAGGAGGGGTAAAATGGAAAAATTGGAAATTAAATTAGTAAATAATTTTATATGTGATGTGGCAAGATTTATAGAACATAAGGATAATAAAGAAAGTGGCTATAGAAAACATCCAATGAAAGATTTTGATTGGGATTTTATAGATGATAGCCAAATTTTTGATAATGAAGTTTTTGACTATATAAGAAGTTTTAACTTTGAAATAAAATCATTAAAAAAGATATTACTAAATGAAGAAAGAACTAGAAATGAAAAAAGAGAATATTTGTATCACATAAGCGATATATGTATAAAATACCTAGTAAAAATATATGAAATAATGAAAGGAACAGAAGATTTTGATACTTTTAAAGATATAGTAGAAGATTGTTACCAAACTATTTTAAAAGATTTATATGACTATAATAAAAATGATAATACTTTATATATAAGAGATATCGAAATCCTAGAATTTTTAGATGATATTTCTTCTGAAAATATGCCTGAAAATTTAAAAGAACTTGCAAGTGATTTAGGAAGGGAATTAGATACAAATAATAAACAATATTTAAAAGAAATAGCAGACATAATTCGTGAAGATGATGAAAGTTTTAGAATAGGTTTAAATTGGAAAAAACTCTCAGAAGCAAGAGATATGGCATTTGATATATAAAAAAAGAGCCAGCTGGAACTGGCTCTACATAGAAAGATAAACATTTAGGAGGATCTAAAATGAAGCTATACAAAAATGTAGGTCTTCAAGAATTAAAAGATATATTAAAAAATGGGATACTTCCAATATCTATAACAGGGAACGATAACTGGGAAGAAGGAAAAAGAAGCCCAAACTCAAAAGAAATAGTATATCTTTTCAAACCGAAAACAAAATTAAATACATTTATGCAATATGGACTTGTACTACTGGAAGTTCAAACAAAATATGCTAAAAAAACAAAATTCATGCCTAATGATCATAATGATGAATTTTATGATGAATATGTAAAAGAAGAAATAAGATCTGAAGAAATAAAAAAAATATACATTCCTAAAATTTTTAAAAAGCAAATAGAAAAAACTGATTTTTTAAAAGGAATAGAAAATCAAGTTACTTGGGTTGAATTAGAAGATTTACCAATTGAAGAAGAAATAAAAGATTATGAAAATACTGTAAATATATTGGATTCATACAATTACTTAAGAGGTTGGAAAAATATAAGAAAAGAAAAAAGATTTTTTTATGGAGAATTTGTTGAAATTGAAGTTACAGATGGAGTAATTGAGCTTCATAATAAAAATACAATAATATTTTAAGGAGGATAAATGATATTATTTTCAGCAGAATACCTAAAAAACAAAGGAGAAGCAATTACTTATGAATTTGATGATGTTGATAAATATCTAAAACTCTGTGAAAAATATCAAATCAAAGAAACATCAGAGTGCTTAATAGAAAGTTTAAATTTATTGAATGAGTTAACTGCTGACATAGCAATGTTTAATTATAAAGAAGTATATATTTTTTTTATAATCAAAGAAATAGAAGGAATAGAAACTTTATATATATATGATTATGCTGACACAGATTATATAATTCAAGATGCTAAAGAAAACTTTGCTAAAGTAAAAAGTAAAGATCTTGTAAAATTGCTTCTATTTCAGTTAGGAGAAAAAAATTAACCGTAAACATAAAATGTACTCTTAAAAGAGAATAAATTTTTATGGAGGTAAAAAATGGATATTAAAGAATTTAGTAAAGCAGTAGGAACAGTATTAGGTTATTATAAGGAAAGAGTAAAAAATTTAAAGGGTATTACAGATATAGATAATGCCTTAAAAGAAATTGGAAGAACAGAAGAAGCACAAGGAGCAAAGGAATTAATTTATAATATTACTATGTCAAATAGCAATATAGAACTGGAAGATAGAATAAGAAGATGTATAAGTGATATAATGCTATTTGAAGATAAAGAAAGATTAGATGGAAGTTTAATGTTAGGGTATTATTATAAAGAACAAGCATAGAAGCAGGATTAATTTCCTGCTTTTTTTATTGAAAATAAAAAAAAGATATAAAAATATCTTGCCTTTTTCTCAATATATAAAGTATAATAAATATATGATAATTTTTTAAACAACTGGCGATAATATTGTAAGTGAAGGAAGGATAATAAGAAAAGACAGAAATTAACGATAGCTACAAAAAAAGATTAAAAAATTAAAAATTATCAAAAAATGTATAATATAATACAGTTCAAATCCCTCTCTCACCGCCATATTATTAATAGTAGTTAGGTTGATTTACCTAGCTTTTTTTATTATAAGTTCATATCATTTCTATTATT